ATGAAGAAACAAAAATCGACCATCCCGGGCGTCGCTCAATCTGATATCGATGCGTCATTCGCCGGACCGGCGATATTGGCAAACCGGTTCTTCGTAACATTTACCAATGCCGGAATGAGAATCGCTTTTACGGAGCAATCGAGCCCAACCGCTCCGGCGGCGTTTCGCACAGCGGCAGTTATGTCCATGCAAGACGGCATCGCCCTTAAAAACCTTCTCACAGATCTGCTCGCGCCGGTCGAAAAACAGATGCGAGACGAATTAGAGCGCGGCGGCAAAGAGAATCCTGGCTGATGGGGCGACCCTTGTCCTGACAAAAAAAGCCCCGCCGTTTCCAGCGGGGCTTTCTCGTTTCAGCCAGGCGCTAGGCCCAGACTCAGTTCGGGGCTGGTTCGCCGGTCACTGCTTCATGGACTTGATCCGCGGCGAGCCATGCGGCGTTCCACGCCGTGGTACGAGCCCCCTCCTTCGATGGGCGTGGTGCCTTCGGATGGAGGAAAAGATCGACGCTCTTCGTCATCATCTCGAACAAATAATTGAAGGTCTGCTGGGCCTGTGGATGCCAGTCATTCCACTTTTCACCACCAACGGCATGCTTGTTCGAGACCGCCGGCGCGGCATCAAACACAGCGCCAGGCTCGTACTTGGCCAAGGCTTGGGCCGCCAGAATGGCGTGAGCCTCATTGTCGAACAGGCCGGTCGTGCTGGGCCCAACCCCATTGGCACTGGTCGCGTAGCGGGTCACCATGTAGCGGGTCACCGGGCGCACCCGGTATTCGATCTTGGTCTTGATCTTCTTGGTCATGGCCTTCTCCAGCCCCCGCAGGGGCCATGCCGATAGTCGTATCGGCGACGATCAGGGCGATACGCCCGATCTCGTGATCCCATGTTGATTTTTTCGACCTCCAAAGAGGCGGCGAAAATTAACATGGGTCTATCCGGATGAATTACCGCGCCAGGGCTGGCGCGGATTCCTTGTTACGCGTGCCGAACCACCACAGCACGCAGGTCGTGGTCAGGTAGAGGATCGTGTCGATGATCCGCTTGATGATGGCGCTCGCCTCCACCACCCCCAGTTTCAGGCCGAATTCATCGATCAGGCCGCTGGCCTCGTAGTAGATCAGCGTGGTGAGAATGCAGAGATAGACGGTCAACGCGGGCCGAACGCAGCCGCGCACCATGTCGGTGAACGCCATCATCAGCCAGCCGGCGGCGCCGATCCGGCCACCCGGCGCCCTGATGCCTTCGGTGTAGCGCAGCGGCTCGGAGCGGAAGGACGCGGCGAAGGCCTGGGAGTCCGCCACGTCGCGCTTGGCATCACCCTCTTCCTGGGCCACCTGCACACGCCCGGCCCATTCCTGCCGCGCACCTTCCAGATTCAGCCGGAGGATATTCTCGTTGTGGCCATACAGCAGCCGGCTGGCTTCCAGCTTGATCTGCTCGGCCTTGAAATCAGCATAGCGCTGGATCGCCACCCCGAGCAGGCCGGTAAGGCCGCCCGAGAGAACTGACGACAAGGTGCCGGTGATCAAATCCCACATGGCAATATCTCCAGTTCAAAGGGCGCGAAGGCCATGGCGGTTTCAAGCGTGGAAATCGCCGGCGCGGAACGCAGCACAGCCTTCTGTGATTCGATATGGCCCAGCGCCCGGCCGAGCGCGATGCAGCCATTGAGCTGCGCCCGGAAGCCGAGCGCCTTGTCGCCCATCAGGTTGGCGGCATGGATGCGCACGCCGCTGCGGCCAGGAACCCGATCCACCAGGTACATGAGCCGCTTGAAGGCCGGGCTCCAGGTCCAGAGGCAGCGATAGAGCCCTGGCGGGATGCAGGAGATGTTTGGCGCGTTGCCGCGATCCGGCAGCTCGCCGGTGAACAGCATGCGGCCATCGGGCAGCACCAGGCGGCCGAACGTGCCCTGATCGCCGGTTTCCAGGCGCTGCAGGAGCAATCGCGGCGCAGACATGGCTCAGCCGAGCGCCAGCGACCACAGCCAGGTGGCCACTACCAGCGCCACGCCCAGCACGAACAGCAGCGCCCCGATCACTGCGCAGCCCACCTCATGGCCGCGGCGCAGGAAACGCCAGCGATCACCCGCGATGCCCAGCGCCATCAGGCCGCAGCCCGCCAGCATGATCACAAGACCTAGATTGCTGAGCGCTTCCATCTCAGGCGCCCTTGGCCGGCCTGAAGCGCGCCCAATCGCCGCCCGAGCCGATCTTGCAAACCGCATCCTGGCCCACCAGCGTGAGCGTGATGGCCCAGCGGCCATGCGAGCCCTGCCAGGTAGTCCACACGTCATCATCGCCATCCTGGCGCGCAGAGACGGGCTTCATCTCCAGCGCCTCCAACTGCGCCAGCATCGGCCCGGCATCGGCGCAGAATACCGGCAGGCTGCCATTCGGCTCAGGCGCCGCAGGCTGCGCCCATGCGCGGGCCGCGACAAAAGCCAAGCCAAGCAACATCACCACACTCATCGCACTACGCTGTCGCATGGCATGCTCCTTTGTGGAAAAGTTAGAAACCGCGACGCGCGCGGTGATACGGGTCGAGCCAGGGTGCTGCGATGCGAACCCACCAGCGCGCGGCCGGCTGGCGCTGCTCAAGCCTGGGCAGGTCTTCGGCCACGCTCTCGGCCGCGAGATCGATGACCCACGGCATGGGCCGCAGCATGCGCAACATGCGCTGCACCACCTCGGCCCGGTATTCGGGCGGCAGCGCCATCAGGATCTGGATGGCCCGCCAGGGCCGCAGTTCGCTCAGCACGACCGCGGTGGCCTGCGGGTAATAGTCGACCAGATACTTGGCCGTCACCGGCACCGGCAGGGCGGAGAGCCGCTTGAACGCTGGGCGCATCGGCTCCGCTCCTATCGCTTGGGCCAGCGTTCCCATATCCAAGCCGCAGCCCCGACCAGCAGCAGCAGCAAGCCGCCGATCTTGAGCAGCGCCCACCAGGCGCCGCGCCCCATATTGGCGGCCGCGATTAGCTGATCGAGCTTGGCGTCGATCTCCTTCAGCCACGCATCCGTGCCTTCCTGGCGCGTCTCGAGCTTCGCTATGCGCTCTTCCGGTGTCATCGCGGTCTCCGAATTGTCTGGCCGGCTGAATTACGGGGTGCCGTAGGCTTCGGCGATGGCCGAGCGTTCCTGGCGGGTCTTCTTCGGTGCGCCGCGATCCCGGGCCCGGGCGCCGATCTGCTCTTCCTGCACGCGGGCGCGAAGCGTGGTGGAACTGATCATGATGCGGCGCGAGATTGGCGCGGTCTTGTTGTATTCCGCGATCTCGAGCCGAACCGCGTTGATCGCCTCATAGGCTTCCCTCTTCTTCACCGGATCCTGCTCCACCAGCATCTCGGCATAGAGCCGGGCCAGCTTACCCGTGTAGCCGGCCTGCATGCCGGCCACGGCGCGGGATTCGCGCTGCTGGGCGTATTCGGACTCGCGCCGGTTCGCGATATCGGCGCTGGTGAACCCGACCGCCTTCATGGCCACATCGGCCGCGCCGATCTCACTCGCGGGGATCACGACCTTGCCGGTCTGCTGCGAGCGGATGCCAGAGTTACTCCAGGCCACGGCCTGCATGGGGTTGCGCAGGAACTGCGGCATGAATTCCGACGCCGCCAGTAAGGCGTCGCCTCGCTTCAGGTTATTGGCGGCGCGCTGCAGGCGGCCCAGCGTGAGCTCACCCGGCACACCGATGCTGTCCGCCAGGCTGTCGGGCGCGATCTGCCCCATGCCGATGCGGCCCGACAGATCAATCCCGGCGGCGCGCGGCAAGCCCTTCACGATGGCCTCGGCGATCAGCGGTGAGCCGGTGAGCCGGGTCATGCCGCGCCGAATCTCGGTCTCGATATCGAGGTCGCGATCCGTGCCAAACTTGTAGATCCGCTCGGCCCAATCCTTCATGTCTGATCCGGCCGGGATGCCGAACAGGCCGCCAAACGCCACCAGCATGGCGGCAATGCCAGCAAAGGCCAGCCGGCCCTCGGGGCCGCCATTCTGGGTCAGGCGCCAGAACAACTCCAGCATCTGCATGGTGAAGCCTTTGAACTGCAGCAGCCATGACCCAACGCCGCGCATGGCCTCTGGCCGGTTGATCTTGCCCATCCGCAGGTGGGTCTCATCGATCACCCAATCCGCCAGGCCGGCCGGTGTCTGGTATTTTTCATCGCCAGCATACAGGGGATCACGGCCATAGACGGTCTTGGCCCGCGCCATGACGGACTTGTCCTGGCCGAGCCGGTAAGTGGCGACAAAGGTGGCTAGCCGATTGAAGCGCTCAGCCGCAGTGAAGACCGAAGCCGCGACCTCGGCAGCGGCGCGCAGCTTGTCATCCACGCCGCGCAGCGCCTTGTTCCGGCCCTGGGCGGTGGCCATCTGCTCGTAGGTCTGCTGCGGCACCACGAAGCCCTCTTCCCAGGCCGCCCGCAGCGCGTCCCGCACATCGCTCGGCGCTTTCTCGATATCGAAAATCTCGACGCCCTTCTCGCGGATGCTGAGCATCTTCATCACGTCGGCGCTTGCCCGGATCAGTTCGGCATTGGCCCGCCCCATGCCGGCGATCTGCGCCAGATACGGCATCGAGATCAGCGGCACCTGGGTCACGTTGACCAGGGCCGACGAGATGTTACCCGCCAGATAGTAGAAGAACGTGATGGCACGCGCCTTCTGCCACTCCTCCTGGGGGGAATTGACATAGTCCCGGTACCGGGCCGCGTAGAGGCGCAGCTTGGCCTGGATCGGGGGGATGGCCTTCAGCGCATCATCGAACTCCCGGCCCGTGGCGCGGCGCGAGAGATAGCCCGACAGGCCCACGATGTAATCCGCCAGGCCGCGCTCGAAATCGACCGAGTAGCCCGCGGTGTTCTTGGCGCCGAAGAAATGCTTGTTGAAGCTGCGGGCCCGCAGGGCGGCATCGATCGCGTCACGCACTTGGGCATAACTGTCCTGATCCGCGCCACCGGAAGCCGCCAGCACGTCGATATCTTGCAGCGACACACCGGCCCGCTCCATGGCGGCCGGGGCGATCTCGAACGGACCCGACACCTTGTGGCCGGGATACTTGGCCCGCACCGCCGCGACCCGGCGCGCGATGCGGCCCGAGGCCAGGCTGCGGTTCGCGCGGCGCCAGAACGGGCCATCGGTTTCCAGCTTCTCAAAGTGGACCACTTCGCCATCTTTGTTCTTCACCACCAGGCCCATATCGCCGTAGCGCATGAACGGCACATACCCGGTTCGCTTCGCGTTGGCGATCTCATCCAGGATCTGGGCCGTCTCGTTGCGATGCTGCGCTTCGATCTCCGGCATGTCGGCCCGGATCGAGGCCCGCATGGCATCGGCCGAGCCTGGCCCGCCCGGGCCGCCATATCCGCGCTCGTCCAGCACGGCTTCCTGGAGCAGGTCCAGCGCCTTATCCATGGTGGCCCGCACGGAGCGATATGCCTCACCTTCTTCCGGGCTCAGCGTGATGCGTTCGCCGAACCGGCTCAACTCGGTATCGCCGTGCCGGTTCACCGCCCCGATGGTGGGCCCGTCATAGGTTTCATTCTGCAGGCGGCCCAATTCCAGCACGGCATCGACCCGGGTCCGGGCCTGGGGACCGAGCGATTGATAGGGCTTGAGCAGGCTGGACAGCTGCGCCGCGGTGGCATCCCGGAGTTGGAGCTGCGCCGTGGCGGCGCGCCAGACCCGGGTGAAGGCCGGGAAGGTGCTGGCCAGCATGCGGGGGTGCAGGGCGAAGCGTTCCGCCCAGGTCAGGTCGCGGGTCAGCGGCAGGCGCGGCGCGGCGCGCCAATCCTTGAACGAAGCCAGGGCGGCATCGAGGATCGATTGCTTCTCGGTGCTGAGCGGCTCGGCCAGCGGCACCGGCTTGGCGCGCTGCTGTTTGACGCCTGCGGCTGCGGCGGGAGTATCGGCGCTGAGAAGTGTTAATTCGCCAAGCACCTTACCCATCTCGGCAACAATTTTCTCGCGGCCACGCTGTATAGCGGTGTCCTGGCTGAACGGACCAGCCGTATCATAGACATCTACCAATCGCGCCCCATTGTCGGCTCGCTTCAAGTACCAAGTTTTGCCAGAATTGCTCTGGTTGGCCGTGATATTGCCCGCACGGACCTGAGTATCAAAATCGCCCAGGCGTTCGGAGAGGCGCTGATAAAACTCAGAGAGTCTCTTGGATTCCTTATTATTCGCCCTGGTCGCCTGAGCTTTCGCGACGCGGGAAACTACGGACGGAAGCTCCTTGCCGGACCGCTTCGCAAGCCAAGCAATGGCGTCTTTCCAATCTCCAGAATGTGCATCCTGGTGCAGGCTGCCCTCGGGCGAGACCTCAAAATCGGCTTCTCCGTGCTGCATCTTGTAGGAGGGCGGCAATGCGTGGTCCGAGACCCGGATCTTGAGCGTTTCCCAATCCACCGTATCGCCATCCTCGTCGAATGCGATTGGCCTCACCAACTCTATGTAATGGGAATGCGACAGGTTCGAACCGAATTTGCGATCGACCGACCAACCAGATTGTTCAGCATATTTCGCGATCAGCTCGGCGGCTCGATAAATTTCACCGCCCCGCTGCGCCATAACGTCCATGGCGGACTCCCGAGGCTGCTCGTCATCCAGCGGGAATTCCGATTTCGCGACCCGGCCCGTCTCGATCTGGCGGAACACATCGGCCCAGGTCGGGGTGCGGCCGAACGCCTTGGTCAGGATGGCCCGCAGCTCAGCCAGGAATTCCTTGATCTTGGCAAACACCGCCGCCACGCCCCGGGCCGGCGCGGCGCCGCGCGACGCGAATTCCTCCGCCACGGCTTCCTCGAGCCGGGCCTCTTGGCTGAGGTCGGGATACCGCGCCGCGATGCCGTGCTTCTCGATCCAGCCCTGTTCGGCCGCGGCCCGCTCCAGCACGGCCCAGCGGGCCTGATCCAGCAGGCCGGTCTCGCGCAAGACATGGATCGCCTCGTGCCGGGCCGTGGCAAGTGGATCGGGGGCGGTCAGGCTCAGCGCGACTAGATTCTCGATCGGGGCAAAGGCGCCCGATACGCCGGTCGTAGAACCGTCCGGGCCACGGCCCAGGAGGCGATCCGCCACTTCGACCCGCAGGCCTGGCCGGCCCGTCATGCGGGCAAGCGCGCCACCGGTCAGCCGCGCCACGCTCTCGCGCTTCGCCTGCCATTCCGGCGCCAGGCTATACTCGCCGCTCAGGTCTGGCGCCAAAACCCGCCGCACCGGCCCAGAAGCGATATTGTCGCCCGGGCGAAACTCGGCTATGCTCCAGACGTCGTCGGGGCGGCCATTCCAAGGCGTTAGGCGCTCGGCCTTCACGGTTGAGCCACCCTCGGGGCCCTGAGCCCTCGGCCCGGCGGCGTCATCCCAGCGGTTCAAGGAGTAATGGAACGTGCCATCCGGCAGTTCCCGAACCGTGACCACCACATCCACCGGCGTTTCACCGATCATCACCCGGGCCGCGTATTTGTGCCACGCCTTGATGCGATCCGCGCCATCCCGGTCCGGCTCGGAGCCGATCAGCACGCCCTTCTCCAGCACGGCCGGGATGGCCGGGATGGCGCGGGCCAGGTGCTCGCCGATCCGGCCTGTGCTTTTCCGCGTGCCGCGATTGTCGAAGCCGATCGTGCGGCCATCGCTGGCCGTCACGCGCGTGCCGATCAGATTGGCGGCGTACCAGGTGCGGGCCTGTTCCAGGAGGCCGCGCAGATCCTCGGCCGGCGCTCCGAGTTCAGTGCCGGTCAGCCTGGCCGCGACCGGGAGATCATCACCGGTCTTGATCTCGGGCTGGCCGGACTGGCCTTCGCGCTGGAACAGCGGCACACCCTGCAGCACGGCGTCACGCATGGCCGGCGTGATCTCCATGGCATGGGCCTGAACGGTGCCGCCCGGCTCGTGGGTTATCCGAACCCCGCCATTCTCTTCCGCCCAGGCATCGGCCTCAGCTCTGGTCTTGAACTCGGCCTCGATCACCCCGCTTGGGTCGGTGTCGTCCCTCGCCTTCCAGGGCCTTGGATCCGGTGCCCCGGCGCTCACCTCGGCGCGGTTCACGCCCGCGCCGAAGCGCTTGCCCCACTTCGCCGCGTAGGCGGGGAGTATCTTGTCGTAGAAGCCCCGCATCCCATCGCCGCCGACCTTGAGATCGACTCCACCCAGCCTGGTGTAGCCGGTCTGAGAATCGATACTGCCCTCGTCATCGGAAATCTTCTTGGCCAGATCCTTGCCGAGAATCCCCTCGACATCACCGACCGGCGTGTTGGCGCGGGAAAAAACATTCCTCAGCATGCCATCACCAACGCGCCTGTAGGCGTTGATGCTCACCGTCTCGCCGTTGGCGGATTTGGCATAGTCGATCGCATTGATCTGCTTGCTCAGATCATATCGATCGGCCTGCTGGTCGCCGGTGGTCCACGCGATCCGGTCAAAGCCATTCTCGGCGGCCCAGCGTACGGCGCGGCGGAACGCGGCTTCGTGCCAGGTGGATTTCAGCGGCGCGTCCGGTACTGAGGCCGTTGCCCCCATCCAGGCCCGCATGGCTTCCCGCGTAGCCTGCTCGGCCTCGGCATAGCCCGGGGCATCGGTGCGCGTCTTGGCCTGCGCCTCAATGGCTGCATCATAGGCAGCCTTCAGCTTGGCCTCATCGCTCCTATAACCCTTTTTCCGCCCCGCCTGGTGCCAGTCGGACTGAATCTCCTCGATGAAGAGGACGCGCCGGCCATCGGCATCGGTGCGCTCGTTGAAGCGGATATGGGCGAGGATGTTCGGCGTATCGAAATGCCCGCTCACGAACTGCGCCGGCCGCCCCGAGGCCTGAGCATTCATCTCTTCGACGCGGCGACGCGCGTCTCCATAGTTGCCCGCGAACTGGCGCGAGCCAGTTTCTTGATCCACGATATAGGTACCGGGTCCATCCCCTTCGACCCGGTACCGCTTAGTGGTTTTCTTCTCCGGCATGGTCAGCAATAGCTCGCGGTATTCCTTCCCGCCGGGCAGCGTGTAGGAGTCGAAAAGCGATGGTCGCTGGCCAGCGGTTTTCCGATAAGCGGATCGCTCATCCTCGCTCATCCGCCGCCAGAGCTTTTCGCTCAACTCGTGATACTCACGCACGGCCACATCGTCCCTGGGCTGAAGTGTGATTTCCTTGATCCCAACCTCGTTGTCGCGCAGGTATTGGGCCACGGCTTCGCGGGTCACAGTCCCTTGCTGTACCGAGAGCCAGTCCGACACCCCGGACCAATCGATCTCTTCCTGCTTGACGCCCTTCTGGGTCAGGTTGCGGATCGAGGCGGCCCATTGCTGAGCCGGTGCCTTGGGCTGCGGCATGGCCTCTACGGCCCGGGTCATGGCCGAATAGAACGGCTTGGCCGGCGCTTCGCGCTGGAATTTGGTCTTGGCCCGATCACGCTTTGCCGTGGCGGGCGCCGGAGCGCGGCGCGACGGCGCGGGATTGGCATTGAGGAACGCCACATCTTCCCGGGTCAGCTCGCCCGTGCCGGCCGCCACCTTGGCCCGGATCTCCGCCTTGCGGGCTTCGATCTGGTCAGGGCTCATCAAGGCATCCGCCGGCGGACTGTCAGGCAACTCCGCCGGCGGCGCCTCGACAGGGGCCGCTTCCGTCATGGCGGGCGGCGCGGCCTATGGAGGGGAACGGGTGCTGGTGGGGATTTCCTGATAGGCGAGCGGGGCCTTGGTGCGCTTGGGATCGGCCAGCCACACCTTGAACTCCGGCACGGTCATCTCCGTGATGGCCCCGATGCGGCGCAGCGCGGACCCATCGCTGAACGCCGCCCGGTAGGCGTTGATCGCGCCGGCCCGGTCGAAGCCGGCCATCACCTTGTGCTCGTCGAATCGGCCCGTGCCGGGATCGATCTGATCGACGATATAGACGCTGGGCGCTTCCAGGCCGGGGCCCAGGTAGATATCCACCTGATCGCCGTCGAAGCCCTCGCTGCGCTTCACATAGCCGTAATGCGCCGGCATGGTGACGCTCCACGGCTTGCCATCGGGATCGGTGCCGCGGCGTTCCGAGCCAGCCGGATTCTCGATCGAGAGGTCTAGGCCGTTCCACTTGATATGGGCCTTGCGATAATTGCCGGCCGCCTTCTGGGCATCGCTCGGCTCTGGCGCGACCCGCTCCAGCGCGGCCTGGTCGATCGCCTCCGGCGTGCTGGGGCGGAGCGGCGCCTGGCGCGAGCCGTCACCGATCGAACTGCCATCCCCCAGGAAGGGATTGGTATCGACGGGCTGCAGCACGGGTGCCGCAGCGCTGGGCTGCTCCGTAACCAAACCCGATACAGCGGTGTTTTGCGCAACCGGGGCAGGCTGGACTAAGGGTTGCGGGAAGGCCGGTATCTCATCATCGATCGCGGCGCCGGTCGGCGTGGGCTGCACGGCTGCAGTGGCCGGTACTGTCGGCGCCACAGGCTCAGATGCGGCTTGGCCAGGGCTGGGCGCGGTTGGCAACGGGTCGGCGTCTGCCTGCTGCTCCTGGGCGTCCTGAGGCACGTTAGCCGGCAGAGGCCGCTGCAGGCCGCGAGCCCGGCCATAGAGGTTCGCCCCGCCACCCGTGGCACCACCCATGGCGCCGCCCACCACGGCGCCGGCCGTGGCGGCATTCACCACGCCTTGCCCGGTCGGGATGGTGGCATCGGCGCGCTGCTCGGCCACATTCTGGATCGCCTGTTCGGCCGCGCTCTGGGCGGCCTCGACCGGCACCTCGGTCGCGGCCCCGATCGCGATGGAGCGGCCCAGCGAGCGCCCGCCGCCCCGCACCAGCGTCTCCATGACGGCGCCGCCCGGCCCGCCCAGGGCGGCCGTGGCCAGGCCGGTCTTGATGCCGGTCTCGCCCGAGATGCGGCGCGCCAACTCGTCACGCGCCGCCTGGGCGCGTTGGGTCACGGGTAGCGCTTCGTCCTGCTCGGCCATGATGGCCTGGAATTCTGGCGCGGCCGCGAGCCGGTCGAGCGGCAATTCCCTGACCCGCTTCTCGACCTCGGCCGCGTTCTGGCCCGCCGTGAGGATACCCTCGGCCGCGCCATAGCCGATCGCACCCGCGAGCCAGGGCGCCACCTTGCCGCCGATCTGCAGCACCTTGGCGCCGGCGCCGCCCGGCAGCAGGCTGGCCGCCGTGCTGGGCAGGCTGGCCGCCACGTTGAGGCCAATCGCGGCCGGATTGGTCAAGGCTGGGCCGGGTGAATAACCGGTGATGCTGTCCGGATTCTCTACTGCGAATTCCTGCGCCATGGCGGCCCGCCCGGCGGGCGACATCCCGGCCCGGGCCTGCTCGGATCGCGACTGGCCGAACTCGACGATGGCCGGCCCGGTCTCGTCAGCACCGGCCCATTTCGCGAGCTGGCCAACACCGGCCACCGTCTCGAACGCACCTGATTTAATCGCCTGCCAGTAATCGGCCAGGCCCACGCCGTCACCCTGGGGCTGGAACGGGTCATGCTCGATCGGCTCCAGTTTCAGCTTGCGCGGCCGCGGTGCTTCGATCGGCGCCGCCGGGGCGCCGCTGAACGGATCGGTGTCGATCGGGACCAGCTTCAATTCTGCACCATCAGGTATTTGCCGGGCCGGGCCGGATCCGGCACATACCACTTACCGTCCTGCGCCCGGCGGGCGCCTTCCACCGGCGGGGCGTCAGCGCCCGCCGCAGGGCTGGCCTGATCACCACCGAACCGTTTCGCCAGATCGCCCTTGCCCAGCGCGCCCAGAGTAGCGGTGGCGGCCCGGGTGCCCTTCTCGGGGTCGTAGGTGGTCTGGTAGCCCACGGTCTGGCCCGTGATGGGATCCTTCTTCTCGGACGTGACCGAGCCGCCGATCTTGCTGGCCTGCAGGGCGAGCTCCATCGCTTTCTCGTCCGTCACCCCCTTGGTCAGCGGCTGGCCGTCGGCGCCGGACAGCACCTTGACCTGGGTCGGGTCGCGTGGGTTCAGGGCGATGAAGTGATCCCCGGCCGGGGTGATGTTGAACGCGGGGTTCTTGACTTCCCATTCCCGCAGCGCTTGAGCGGAGGCCGCGATATCGACCTGGCGGCCCGTGAGGCCGAGCTGCTTTCGGTTCAAATCCATCTGCTGGGCGAATTGCTGGGCGCGCTGATCCAGGTTGGCGCGGAACTGAGTATCGCTCTGCGCCATGCCGGCCCGCGCGATCTCTCCGCTCTGCCGGGTCGATTGCTCCTGGTTGGCCACGCCGCGCTCCTGGATGGCCCGTACGGCGGCACGATCCGCCTTGGCATCGGCGCGCTCCTTGCGCTGTTCCATGCTGGTGATCGCCGCCAGCCCGCCCTCGCCGATCGCCCCCATGGGGGTAACGCCGGGCCGCCCGCCCGCCGCCATGGTGGCCAGGCCGAACCGGAGCAGGTTCTGCAGGGCATCATCGGAGATGCCTTCCAGCATGCCGCCTGAATTGGTCGCACCGCTTGGCAGGATGCCGTAATCCCCCACCCGCGTCCGGGCCCCGTTGGGCGTCATGCCCGTGGCGGGGACGGTGGCCTGTTCGGCCGACAGCGCGGGAACATCCATGCCAAACCCAAGCTCGGGCGGCATGGCGGCGGTGGGTGCGAGGGCCGGCGCCGCTGCGGGCCGGGGCTGGCTCACCTGCGCGGGCAACGGCATGGGCATGGTCTGGCGCACCAGTTCGGTCTCCGGGCCGGGCCGATCCGTGGCGGCCAGCGCGCGGGCGAAGGTATTGCCATAGTCCACGGCATTGGTGCGGGCCATGGCGGGGGTCAGCGCGGTAGCGGCGGGCTGGGTCGGGCCGGCCATCTCCTGTTCAGCACTGAGCGGCGGTGCGCGGGTTGGGCCGGCCTGGGCCATCTCCTGGGCGGCCAGTTCCTCGGGCGACATGCCGGATCGGGCCGCACCGGAGGCAAAGCGGTTGGCCTGCCCGATGCCGCGCAGCCGGGCCATGGTATCGGGACCGGAGAAGACCGGCAGTTGGGTGGTGTCGCGCGGCACCGCGACGGGCTGCACCGGCATCGGCATGACGCCCTGGTCATTCGCCGCGGGGCGGATCATCTCGGCGAAACGCTTCAGCGCGCCGGGCGCCGGCGCGGCCGGACCAGCCTGGGCCGGGGTGACAAGGTCGGTCGCCTCGGGCTGGTAGGCGGGACCCGGCTGGGCTGGAGCCGACATGGCGGCCATGATCTGCTGCCTGATCATGGGATCGGCCCTCACCGATTGCGCGATCTGCTCGGCGGCCTGGCGATCGCCCGACTTGGCCCGGTCCATCAATTTGCGGATCTGCATGGCATCCATGGCGCGCGCTCCGGGTTACGAGAAGGCTTTGGCCAGCATGGCGAGGCCGGCCGCCCCGGCCCCGACCCCGCCCAGGGTCTGGCCGAACGTGCTGGGCTGGTAAGGCGCCGGCCCGGTGCTGGTGTTGGTCGTGTTGCTCGGGGTGTTGCTGGTCGCGCCCAGCATCAGGTTGAGCATTTCGATCGGATAGTTCTGCTGGCGCAGGAAGTCGCTCCATTTCAGATCCAGGGCGGCCTGATCCATGCCCTGCTCCTGGGCGCCGATCTCCGACAAGGCCTGGGCATCGGTAAGGCCCTGCTTCTGGCGCTGGTCGGCCAGCGAGCCGATCTGTGCCGCGGCCGCCATCTCGCGGGCCTTGTCGGTGTTGAACTGGGTCGCGCCCTTGTCCCAGGCCTGGGCATAGGTTTGCCCCACGGTGTCGCCGGCCGTTTTCGCGACCTGTTTGGTGATATCACCCCGCATCACCATGAGGCGGTCCTGCTGGCCAGACCCACGGGTCGCGGCTTGGCGGCCCAACCGGGATTGGGCCTGGGAGCCGGCGGCGAAGATCGCATCGAGTTGCGGCGCGAGCAGCAATTCCGTGTAGGGATTGACATAATCGGCGATGGTGGCGGCCCGCCCGGTCGGGGCCGTGATGCCGGGCCCGGCCGCGCCTCGGGTCATGGTTTCGGCCTCGGTCACGCCTGGCTTCCACGCCCCGGTGTTGTTTCGCACCGCCGTCATGGCGGCCTTCTGGTCATTGTTGAACGCCGCGATGCGCTCATCGTTGTAGGCCGTGTAGGGCCGGGCCGCGATATCCTTGGCGCGTGCGATGTTTTCCTGGCTGGCCTTCTGCAGGTGCTCGGGCAGCTGGCTCGTGTTGATCACAGTCTGGGTGCCGGACGACTGGCCGGAGCTCGTGCCGCAGAAACTGCCCATGGCTAACCTCCCCGGGCCTGGGCCGCGACTGGTATCGCGGCGGCTGGCCGATAGATGAAGAACGAACCCACGGCCTCAAAGCCGTGGCGTTGATAGAAGATCGATTTGCGCGCCGCATCCCGGCCCGAGGCAATGCCGAGTACGAGCGGCATGGCGTTGCTATCCGAGACCCGCTTCAGGACATTGAGCAGGCCATAGGCGATCCGGGCCGCGCTGCGCCGCGCCTCGGGGGCGACATAGATCCAGCGGTCGAACAGGGCTTCCTCGTCGCTGTACCACCAGGCCTGTGCCTCGATACAGGCCGAGCCGACCAGTCGCCCTGGCTCGGACTCGGCCACCAGCACCATGCAGCCTGGGTCCGACACGCACTGCTGGATCTGCTGGGCCACCTTGGCATGGCTCAGGCTGGCCTGGCCGTTCTCTTCATGCATGGCCAGCAGCAGCCGGAACAGCGCCATGGCATCGCCCTGGCCCGCGGCCCGGATCGCCGGATGGGCGATTCCCGGTTGTCGAACCCCTGGTTCGGGGGTAGCATCCTCAGCCATGCGATACCTCGTGATGATCCTGGCGCTTGGCGCCCTTGCCGGCTGCGGCCCCCTGGACGTTGGCCTGGGCGCCTTGAAGGCGAACGAGGTCACCTACCGGGCCGACCAGGCGAACCGGCGGCAATCGATGATCGATGAGATGCGGGCGCGCGCGGCGGCGGGCGAGTTCGACCACACTAAGCAGCCCGATGCCGTCACTGTTTCTGACCCTGGTTAGGCGATTCATGCGATACAAACTTCTCCTGATCTCCGCTCTGGCGCTCACTGGCTGCCTAGAGGCTATCGATCACGGCTACAAAGCCCTGACCGTCGTTGGCGGTATCGCGGATACCGAGGAAGGCGCGGGAGCCACCAGCGCTAAGAGCCGGTGCCTGTTTCCGCCATATGATCGACCGGGCTGCGGCGGGACCGCTAAGCAGCCCGATGCTGCACCGGGCGAACCTTCCGCGCCTGAGCCGACCGCGCGTGATCGGCAAACCTCACTCCGCTGACCCAGACCTCGCCCTCGCTGGTGTCCACGCCGTAGACCGGCGCGCCCTGATCGGTGGCCTGGCCCAACCGGCTCTGCGCGACCGCTACCCAGGCCCCGTCTTCCCAGACCAGATGTGAGCCCGTCACCGCCACGCCCCGGTAGAGCCAGAGAGGGGCCGGCCCATAGCCGTGGATCGCCAGCACATCGCCGCCGCGCAGCCGGATCGAGCCATCGGCTTTGAGCCGCTCGATCGCGATCGTGCCCCCGCCCTCGATCTCGAGCCGTGTGCCGGCCGGGAAGCATTTCACCATGGCGGGCGGCGGCAATGGTTGCACCGAAACCGCAGCGGCGCCACCCGGCTGGGCCGCGATCACGCCCGAGATGCCATTTGTCACGGCCGCGCCTATGCCTTGGCTCGCGGCGTTGCCCGTCATGCCGCCGGCCACGCTCGGCACCACGCCGCCATTCAGTATTGCATCGAGGTGGTGGTCGTTATTGCCCAAAGAAGTGGAGCCAGATTGCAGCCCGGCATCCTTGCCAAACTGTGATAGCTTATTGTTGGCTGTGGTGTTTATCGAGTTGCCGAAGATAGGGACCATGGCCTCTAGCCAATCCGACAGCCCGAGTTCATAGCCGCCGGAAGACTGGCCCGGCACATTGCTCATCCACTGCATGTTTTTGTTGGCATTTTGAATCTGGCCAGCATTGGTGACGCCCTTGATCAAGGCGCCGAATGGGAATGGGGCGAGAAGACTGGCGGCGGTTAGCCCGGCATTCGCCATCTCCGAGCCGAATGCCGGATTGGCCCCGCCCGTCAGATAGGCCCCGGGATCCCAATTAGGCAGCGCGCCGCCAGGCGTCGCGCCGGTAATCGCTTCACCGTTGACGCTGGAGATCGGTGAAGTCATGGCGTTTGCAATGATGCCAAGCCCATCCGAAAAACCACCATCGATCTGGTCAGCGACCGCGCTCAAGCCTTCCGGGGTGGTGGTGATGTCGAAGCTGCCGAGCGGCGTCCATGCGGTGTGCATCAACTCGGGTCCGCGCCCGTAATCGGCGCTGGTCTGCCGCTGCTGGCCGGCCAGGATCGGCGCGCCGCGCTCGTCATACCCGATCACGGCTTCATCACCGAGCAGCGAGAGATACTCGGCATTGGTGGTGCCGTCCTGGCTCGCGGCCCGGGCCGGGGTCCAGTTGGGATCCACCCCTTCGGCCCGCATCGCGTCCTGGTAGCCGGTGTAATTCCTGATCCAGTTCCCGATGAAGCCCTGCATCAGGGCTTGCTGCTGGGCGGGGTCGAGCCGGTCATAGCCTTGCTCGATCGCGTATTGGCGAAACGCCTGGGCCAGATCACCCCCCCCCACCTGCCCCTCGACCGGCGCCCCGGCCCAGCGCGGCTTGGCCTCGAGGGAATTCGCCACCAGCACGGAATCGGCGGCTTGGTCGGGTGCGTTCTGCCGCACCAGCAGGCCTTGGTCATAGGCCCGGGCCTGCGCGAGCTGGGTCGGGTCAAGCCCGGCCGGGCCGGCCGGCGCTGCGGCGGCGGGTTGCGCCAGGAAGGTGCCGCCCCGGCCCTCGGTCGCGCCGTGCCGGAGGAAATGCGTCAGGCCGCGCGTGCCCCAGGTGGTGGCCCAGGCCGGGTTGCTGGGATCGATGAAATTCTGATCCACGTCCGGGTTGGCCGCCATATAGGCGGCCTCGTCCCAGTTGCGCTGCAGGTCTTCCAGCGTGGCGAAGGAGCGACCATTGAACGTGTAGGCGGGATCAGCCATCAGCGCAGCACTCCCTTCATCTTCAGATCATTGACCAGCGTGCCGAGGAATTGCTGGGTCTCGGCAAGCGTCGATCCGCCCACATCCAGGGTAAGGTTCAACACGCCGTTCTCTACCGTGTAGGCATTCTTGGTCGGGGCGTCGGCCTCGCGCGAGCGGGTATCGAGCTGCTGCTGCAGGGCGCCGGCAAAGTTCGACATGGCCTGACAGAACGAGACAACGTCGCCCTGGAAGACCGGGGCCTTGATCGGCTGCCAGCGGCGCGCCATGGCTTAGGCGCGCCGCCCGGCCGGCTCGTAATCGATCCGGGTCGCGCCGAGCCGGAAATCGGCGCCCACCGTGGCCAGCAGTTCCAGCCCGATCGCGATCTGGCGGCCCGAGGCGCGCGGGTTGATCTCTTCGGTGGCGGAGGTCACCGTGTGGGGGCCATCACTTTCCTCAGCCGAGTTCGGCTTGTCCCGACTATAGACGGTCACCTCCATGGTGCCGGTGAGCCGCTTGAAGTCCGGGATGATGGCGTTGATATCCATCAACAGCGCGCCGTCCTCGAGGTCGGCCGGCGCCGAGCGGATCGAGGCACCCAGGGCCGCGCCATCGTCATCCACCCCGGTCTCGTGCTGGTACAGGTAATGCGACCCGCTCGAAGCACCGGTGCAGAGCGGCTTGGAAAACACCGATGGATCGAGCCAGGCGAACCGTGACATGGCGCCATAGGTCCAGCATTGGTCATCCATGTCGTAGGCCACCCAGCGGTCAATCTCGGTCGCGCCGGCGCTGCAGTAGAACCACCAGATATCGTTGTGATCCACATTCACGCCGGCGAAGAATTTGCCGCGCTGATCCAGGTTGATATCGCGGAACACCCGGGTCTGGATATCGTTGCTCGGCAGGGGCTGGATGGCGCCGTTGAACATGAAGAAGTCGGCCAAGCCCATCCAGTACGGCACGCCGTTGAATTCCGCCAAGGCCTTCAGCGAGATCGGGCCCGACTTGCCGCCCACGTCCCGCAAGTCGAAGACGTAATCATCGCCTGTGTATTGCAGCAGGAAGCAGCGCGACGCGCCGCCCAGCAGGGTGGTGTTGTTGTTCAGCTTGGAGAAGCCCACCAGTTCGGTCTCGTTGGCGACCGAATCCCCGTAGGCGGAATTATCCGCGGCCGGGGTCCAGATCGTGATGTCTTCGTTATCGCTCGCCTCGACCCGGCGCAGGTTGCCGCCCGCCCCCACGGCCACGATGAAGCCGGCCGCCGTGACAAAGGTGAAGCTGTTATTCTGAGGCGCGTTGAGGATCGGGGTGGCGTGGGAATCGCCATAGAGCCACTGGTAGATGGCCCCGCCCCGATACGAGGCGATCAGCAGGTCGAACCGGTTATCGAGCGACCATACCCGGGGCAATCGGGTCTGACCCTCGTCGCGGGCCGTGCCATAGGGGCCGAGCCCATAGCCGCCGATCCCGTAGCCATATCCAACACTCTGGTCCACCAGACCGATCGACACGTTGTAGCGATACGTCACGGCCGATCCGCCGCCGGTCGCGCTGGAACTGGCGGCTGAGCCCGCCGTCACCGTATAGCTATCCGCCGCCACGGTGGTGACCTCGAACGCGCCAGCAAGGGTGAGTCCGCCCACGGCGGTCGCACCGGTGAATTCCACCCGGTCTCCCACCCCGCGCCCATGACCGGCATGGGCGATCGTAACCGTGGTGCTGCCGGACTCCGTGGTGATGGGATCGGCCCCGAGCAGGCCTCGGAAATACTGATACAAAACCGCCCCGCCCCCGGGTCCGGCCGTACTGCTGGCCGGCAAGGCGGCATCGATCGTGTAATGGTCGGCATCGACTCGGGTCAGCTTGTACGAGCCCAGGATGATCAGCCCCCCCACGGCACTGGCCGCCGACAGCACCACCATATCGCCGGTCGCCTGGCCGTGGCCCGTGTGGGCGACGCCGACCGTAACATCACCATTGGTCGTCGTGAGGGGATTGGTCAGCGTGCCCTGAGCCGCGGCTTCGAACGGCGTGATATCCTGAACCTCGCCATCCAGGATCACGGCGAGTTCCTTGTAGCTGCCCTGAGCGATCTGGCGCCGGTTGGCGGAGTCCATCCAGGCATGGAGGGAGCGGCCGTATTCGGGCACGGTGGCGTTGATCGCCTTGGCCCAACCGCCAATCTTCTCAGGCCGGCCCGCCACGAACCGCACATTGGACCCCTCGATCCAGCGGCCCTTGGAGCCATAGGCGGAATCGATGGTGGTCAGGCCGGGCGGAAAATCCAGCGTGGGGAGCGGCATGGCTAGGCTTGGATCCAGGTATGCGTGTCCTCGTCCCAGCGCCAGCGGCCCTCCTCGGGGCGCGGCACGGGTGGCTGCCAGTCATGGTTCTGATCGAGGGAACATGACGGATAAGGGCGCGGCGCGATGAAGACATCGGCGAGGGCATCATAGGTATAGCCGATACCAGGAAATTGCTTGCGGGTATTGTTGTTGTAACTGCACTGCAGCCAGCCGCCCTGAGTGCCATATAGGTCATTGAGGAACGCGACCCCGGTCGCCTCATCAACCGCGATCTCATTGCTCACCACCACAACCTGGGTGACGGTGTTGCTTTCATCGATCCTTGCGAAATGGGCCATTGGCTGTCCTTAGAAGGTGATCGAGCCGGAACCGGTAAAATCGTAATACCGATACCCGCCCGTCACGGTGATGGTGGGTGCGCCCGTGACGGATGTGGCCGGGGCAAAACTATCGGGATAGCGGATACAGACACGACCCGAGCCACCGTTGCCGCCATTGTTGGACGAACCCGCCGCGCCGCCGCCACCGCCGCCAGTGTTGGCCGTGGCATGATTGCCGTTGCCGCTATTGCCGCTGCGACCCGCGCCGCCGCCGCCCGCGCCACCAGCGCCACCGGTTCCGGCGGCCGCGCCGCCGCCACCGCCACCCGCGTAAGTCTGAGAAATGCCGTCCGCGAATGTGCTCGCGGTGCCGGCGCCGCCCGCACCAGCATTACTCCCTGAAATATTTCCACCCACGGCCGAGGCGCCACCGCCACCGCCGCCCGCGACGGAACCACCACCCACGCCACCGTCGTTGCCTTGCCCCAATGTACCGGTGCCGCCTGTGCCGGCCGCGTATGAGCTGCCACCGCCAGAGCCACCCGCGAGACCGTTCGTATCGGCCCCGCCCTGTCCACCACCGCCGCCTCCGGTCGATGTGATGGTGGAAAAGGTGGAATCTGAACCGTTGGTTCCGCGGTTCCCAATAATGCCGCCGGGGCCACCGGCTCCAACCGTTACCGTGATTGGGACTCCTGGCGTTACCGCGAGACTGCCGGTTCTGAATCCGCCCGCGCCGCCACCGCCCGCGCCACCACCATTGGCATCACCACCACCACCGGCGCCGCCCGCCACCACCAGATAATCAACTTCGCTCGGCGGCGTGGCGGCGGCCGGGGGGGGGTGGAACGGGAATGGAAACATTACTGGAGGGCCTGCCAGATCAGGAGCGAGTAATTCTGGGTCTTGGAGACATAAGCAATGAACTTGTGGCCGTTCGTGGTCCCGGGCGTGGGGCCGTCCACCTTGGTGAAGCCACTCGTGGTGATGGCGCCGGCCGAGCCATTGTTGGTTACCTCGATCTCGATCGAGGTCGGGTTGCTGGGCGGGGCCAGCGTGTGGGCGCCGCCATTGGTGTAGTATTGCTTGTTGCCGTTCGCCGGATCCGGGGTGAAGCTGCCGGTCGACTTGGTGCCGGCATTGTAGGGGGTCGCGCTGAAGCCCGCCGTTAGGGTCTTGGCGGCATTGCTGTGCAGCAGATCGGGATCGAGTTCAAACCCGTCATTGCTGGCATTGACCTTGAGGCCCTTCCCCACATCGCCGTTTGCCAGGGCGAAACCCTCCCCCAGGCCACCATCGGCAGGCCCGAGCGGCTGATCCATATCGGTGAACACCCCGCCCTCGATCGCCTTGCCGTTCAGGTTGATGGCGCTGGGCAGCGATATCGTGGGGTTGCCACTCACGGCGTCGCCGTTGGCGACCGCGACCTCGTTTGCCGTGCCGGTGATGGTGCGGGCCGCCAGCGTGTTGGCCGCGGTGCGGGCCAGCAGGCCGTTGCTCGACAAACCCAGCAGGGCCGCGATGATGGCCGGCGCGGCGTTCACAACATTGGTGGCATCGCAGATCAACTGTCGCCGGTCGCCCTGCGGCACCACGATGCCGGTGCCAGCCGGCGTCTTGAAGGTTACCGTGTAGGCGCCGCTCGTGTTGTTATAGATCAGGTAGGGAGAAGTCTTGGCCGGCACGATCACGTTTATGTTGCCGGTCAGCACGCCGGAATAGGTGTGCATCAGGTTGGCGGCTTCATCGCTGGTCAGCGTCACATCGCTCGAGCCGGCCACCGATTTGCTCAACTGGCCCGCCAGGGCGGCATCGATCAGGTCGAAATTATCATTGAGGACCACGCCCCAATTATTGTTCTCATCGCCGGTCCCGATCTTGGCGAGATTCTTGGCCGTGGTGAAGGTCGTGGTCATCAGTCGGGCTCCACCTGCATGAAGGTGCCGCTGCGCTCGGCATCACTCTGCGCATTGGCCATTTCGATCTGGCCCATGGCCTGCTTGCCCCACCATTCCTTCTCGGTGTCATCCTTGAGGAATTCGTTCGCCTTCATCATGCAGGACGAACGCAGCAGGGTCGGGTAATCGGTGCATAGGAAGTTGGTCTCGTTGGCCCCGGAGAGGTTGGCTGGCTTGCCATACATGCGGATCCGGTACGGATAGGCGAGGTCGGGTGGGGATTCGAACTCCATCCGCAGCGCGGTGGTGTGGAACAAGCGCGGCTTGGCATTGACCCGGGCCCCGGACCCGTCATAGGCAAACAGGTTCTCGATCTCATGGAGCGGCTTGCGATCGAGCCGGGCCGCGTGGATGCCGGTGATATGCACGGTCATGGCTTCCAGGTAGTCGCTGGGCAGCGTGATATAGTCCTGGCCCACCGTCATCGAACCCGTGGTCGCGGCCCCGATCATCTGCCGGACCCGGAGCAGGTTGTAGATCCATGCCTGGGCCTCGGTCAGAACCAGCTCGGCATCGATCGATGCGTTGTTGACCCAGCGCTTGATCGACCCGGCCGTTGATTTACCGGCAATCAGATCGGAGTAGTTCATGCCCTACTCCGCGGCCCGGCTCGCACCGGCCTGGGCCGGATACAGCATGCCGAGCAGTGTGAGAAACACGTCGCGGGGCTCGATATGGGCCGTGCAGAGGCTGGCCCCGGTCGCGGCATCCATGACGCAGGTATCGAACCCGTAATGCATCTGGTGGCAGGGCTGGCACGGGGCCTTGGCGCTCGGCGCCGCGATGGTGGTGCAGCCGGGCCAGTTCGATCCGATGTTTCGGGCCGAGGAGTGGGAAAGCATGAGCAGCTTCTGCGGGGCCTCGAACGCGGCGGCGTTCATCACGCCGGTCTCAGGCCCGACCACGATATCGTCGGCCCGCATTGCCGTGATGAAGGCAAAGGTCTGGCGGATATTCCAGCGGCCCGAGCGGAAATGCAGGCGGGAGAGCCAATCCTTGCGCTGCTGGCGTTGGGCTTGCTCGATGAGATCGGTCACGGCCAGTTCGAGATGCTGACAGGCCTCATCGCCGACGAACAGGATATGGGCGTCGGTCTGGGCGAGCAGTTCCACCGCGGACCGGTCCACCCAGGGGTAGGCCTTGTGGATCGAGGAACCGGCCAGCGCCCAGAGCACAAGCTTTCCTTTGATCTTGGCCCGTTCGTCCCGGGCCCAGGCTGACTCGTCGCGTGACGGGTAGAAGCGCTGGTCGAACTGGTGCGGCAGCCCCGCGATATCGTGCGTCCGCTCCAAGTAATTGACCGTGCCGAAGATGCGGCGCCGCGCCTCCACGCCATAGCTGTAGCCGATCCGCTCCTTGATCTGCAGCAGCGAGCCTTCCAGGGATTCACACAGATTGATGATCCGGTCCCAGCGGCCCTCCCGGGCCAGGGCCGCCCAATAGGGGCCGAGCTCATGGTTGGGCACCTGATTCTCATCCTGGACCCAGAAGGCATCGATATGGGGATTGTGGCGCAGCACGGCTTCGCCGCGCGGCGTGCACATCCAGGTGACGTGATAGCCTTCCGCCTTAAGGGGCTTGGCAATCGAGCCGGCGATCAGCTGATCGCCCAGCGCCCCGTAGCGGATCACCAGCGCTTTTTTGGCTTGCGGGGCCTCCATGTAGACACCGTTGCGGTCATGCGTGCCGCAGCATTTCATTACCTTGCCGCTCGGGGTTTTGCGCAGCACCAGGAAGAAGGAATATTCATCGCCCTGGTCGCGGACATCTTCCTCCACCACATCGGCGCCAAAGCCGAAATCATTGAAGGCCGCCAGAATATCCTCGGGCCCAAAATCGTGCTTATGGTCGGGGTTGGCGCCTGGGGTGCCGCAGCGCGGATAGAGGTCCTTGTGCGGCAGATACAGGACCAGGTGGCCGCCGAGCCGCAACACGCGCCACCACTCCTTCAACGCGGCCCGGTAATCCTCGACATGCTCGAGGAAGTGGGATGAGAAAACCGCGTCGAAGATGGCATCGGCGAACATCGGCAAAGTGTCGCCTGGCGCCGGCATGTCGGCGACTCGGGCCCCTCCGAAATCCTTGCCGGAATCAAGGGTAAGGAAATGCGGGAACACCCGGTTGGGCCCGGATCCGACATCCAGCACGGCGCCGCGCGTGTAGGGCACGATGAGGTGCTTGATTTTGGCAGACTCGGCATGGCTGCTATGTCGATCCGGGCGCCAAACCATTATGCGGGTTCCTCGGCCGGCGGCTCGGCCAGCTTCTGCAGGGCGGTTTTGCGGTTGGGCGGGTTCTTGCCGAACCGCGCCTTATAGGCGGCGGAGAGCGCCACAGAATCCATGGCGGCATAATCGACGATGGGATCATGGCCGTCGCCTGAATTGCCCTCAGGCGGGTTGCCTTCCGGGACCGGGCCTTTCGGCGCCGGCGGCTCGGCCAGCTTCTGCAGGGCGGGTTGCTTCAGGCTGCCATCGAGCCGGTATTCCTTGCCGTCCTGCTCATAGCCGGACAGGCCCGACATGCCGTGGATATGCCCATAGGGCCGCGTTTTATCGAGCCGCATGGGTCACGCCCAATCCGGCTGATCCGACTGGGTGGCATCGGCGATGCCGCCCATCGGCTTGTAGCCTTCGCGCAACGACACACCGTCGGTGCTGTTCTGCATCGGGCCGGACGGCGCCGTGCTGGCATTGCTCTGCCGCACGGGCTTGGTATCGCCCTGCAGCTGCCCGTTGGGGCGGTACATGTTGTTGGCCATTGCGGTCTCCTGGTTGGGCGGGTTGTTAAAAATCGTCGCTATCGAACGGCTGGAGCGGCACGCCGAAATAGGAGTTCATCGGCGGCGGCTTGGGCTCGACCTCGAGGAAGCCGCGCTTGATATCGGCCTGGGTCGCGCCAAAGCCCGTCTCGGTGCGGGCCTGGGGCAGATCAGGCGATGAAGCCGGGCTGCGGCCCGTGCCACTGCGCTCGGACGAATACTTGGCCATGGCGATCTCCTGCTCGGGTAGGGGAAGAAGAGCCGCCCTGGTTTGCGCCAGGGCGGCTCAGCAGCTGCGTTACGAGGAGTAGGAAGCGTCGGCCAGGTGCTCGTATTCCAACGTGAGATGCACGGTGCCGGTGGCATCGGTGCCGTTGGTGATCGAGAAGCGATCGAGCGAGCTCAGCACGGCATCACCGAGATCAAGCGTTTGCCGCGCGCCGGCCGTGCTGGTGCCCAGCGTGGCGGTGGCGAGGGCCGTGGTGCCGGCCTTGAGGATGGCGGCATTGCCAGCCCCGGCCGAGGTACCGGCCGCCACCACCTCGAGATGCGCCGCCACGAGCCGGCATTTCTGGAAAGAGGCGAAGCGGCAGGACACGGCGGCGTTGCCGGCCACGCTTTGCGCGCTGAACTCACGCCGGATATTGAAATCCGGCCCATCGTAGGCTTGAGAGAAACGGGTCATGGATATCTCCTATGACTGCGGATGGATGGAAGGATGAAGGGCGCGCCAGCGGTGATCGCCGGCGCGCCTGGAGGCGGGGAAGGCTGGTGCGGGTTTACGCCGCGCTATCCCATTTCACGATGCGGGCCTGAGCCACAAAGTCGGTGTTGGCATGCACGATGCCGAAGCCGCCCAGGTAGTACCAGGCGATGCCCTTGGAGCGGCCGAAGTCGCTCGGGATGGCGCCGCGCATCTCCTCGGGGATCACAATGGCCTCCGCCACCGTATCCTCGCCGAAGAAGCTGATCTGGTTCGACTTGCCGTTCGACCAGGCCTCCTTGGCGATATTGGTCTGTTCCACGAAGCGGCAGCTCTCGTAGCGGCCAATCTCGCCGTTGAGGATCATGTCGAAGCCGCGATCCACATACTTGTGCACGTCTTCCAGATCATTCTTGAGCTGGCGGAACGAGCTGGGATGGCCGCACGAGCAGTAATCATCCGCCATGTAGGCCGGGATGTTCCGCTCCTTCATCAGGTCGGAAATCGCCTTCACATGGTTCTTGCCCAGGGCCACGTTGTTGGTACCGGTCGCGGTGCCGTTGGTGGTCAGGGTGATGACATCCGTCGCGGTGCCGCTCGAACCCGGCACCACGCGCAGCAGCGTGGAGTTGAACTGGTTATAGGCGGCCGTGTCGAAGGCCTTCTTGGCGTCGTCCTTCAGCACCTTGTTGATGATCTCGGTCACTGGCAGCTTGGACAGGTTGTCCAGCTTGGCCGTGTAGGGTACCGAATTACCGAACTCGGCGACGGTCAGCGTGCCCTGCATGATGTTGAAGTTGGTGCGCGGGATCGTGCTGGTTTCCGTCAGGGTGGTGCCCTGGGTGGCGACATTGGAATACACATCCCAATGGAAGGCATCGCCGGTCTTCAGGCCCTTCTGGGTGGCGTCCTTGGCGTCGCAGAACTGGCGAAACCGGGTCATGGGCTGCACGGCCTGGCGCAGCTTGGTGCTGAGCTGATCCGAGTAGAGATAGCCGCCCTCGGAATTGACGGCCCAAACTTGTCCAGTCATGGGACTGATCCTTTTCGGTGACGCGGGCGGGCCTGCCCTAGCCTTTACCCCGGGACCGGTTCATCTCCGCCACCACATCCGAAGCGGATTTTGGCGGCGCCGACCGGGCCGGGGCAAAGCGGGCAGTGGCCGCTTGCGGGGTCTGTGGCATGGCGGCCTTACGCGCGTCACGGTTCTGCACCGTGGCGGCGGCAGGCGCCGGCTTGGGATTGTTCGCGGCAGGCTGTGGCGCGTAACGGCTCACCAGCCGCTCCCGCCATTTCCGTGCCGCATCGCCGGCCAGTTTGAAGGTTTCGAGCGGGGTCCGCTGAACGCCGTGTTCGGCATCCTTCTGGCGGATCTGCTGTACCATCTGGGCGGCGTAATAGGCCTGACCTTCGTCCTCGACCACATCCCGGTATTCGCGGCCGAATTCGGCTAGCGAGGTTTGGAATTCGGTCTTGGCTTCGATCCTCTGCTGCACGGTGGCGGCCAGGGCTTCCGGGTCTGGGGTGGCGTTACCGCGCCCCGCCTGGATTAGCTTCTGGAAGGCCTCGGCGGCTTCCTCTTCCGTGCCGTAGCGCACTTGCCGGGCCAGTTCGGCCGGAGTGAGCTCCGGTACGGACTGGTTGGGCTGCGTCGCGGGTGCCGGCACGGGCGCACCTGGCGACGCGGGATTGGGTTCAACGGCCCGGGCTTGCGCCATCTGGGCCTCGCGCTGGGCCACTTCGGCGGCCCGGCGCCGCACTTCGCGTTCAAGATGGGCGGCCTGCTCTAGCCGCCGGTCGGCTGATTCGTTCTTCTGCGCGGCCGCCAGGACACGGGACTCAGGCCAGGTCTCCACCACGCCATTGATCTTGACCTGCACCATGCGCTCGGGCTGGGCGGCGGCATTGGCCTGCGCTGGGGCGGCGGGTTCCGGCTCAGCCGCTGCGGCGGCCGGGTCGCCTTCCGCATCAGGTTGTGCCGTTTCGAGTTGCACGCCCTCCTCCACCAGCGCCTGGCGGCGCGCCTCATGGATGGCCTGCATCTGCTCTTCGCGCCGCGAAAGCCGGCGCTCTGCCGGGGCAGCGCCCTCACCGGCAGGGGCTTCGCCCGCCGGGGCCGGGGCGAGCGGTTGATCGTCGGCCTCAAGACCGGTTTCCTCATCGGCCGCGTCGTGCGGCACGATAACGGTTTCGGTCTCGCTCTGGTTCGACACGCCCTCGCGGGTGGCGCCGGCTGGGTTGGCCATTGGATTTCCTCGGAGTTGATGGGTGGCGGTGGTGATCAGGTATCGGGAAGGTCTTGGCTCGCCAATTCTCTTTGCGCGGCCTCGCCCTGGGCGATCAGATCCTCAAGCCAGACACCTATCTGGTTGGCCTGATAGATCTGCAGATGCAGGCTGCGCAGCTTGTCGGTCTCGATATGCGGGGCCGAGCAGAGTTCATCCAGCGCGGCCTGCTTCTGCTGGTCGGCCTTTTCCACGATGAGACGCAGCCCGGCGCCGTTCTGCAATTCGCGGCGCACCGTATCGCCAAGGGTAGCGGCCCGGCGCAGGTCATCCTCGTTATAGGCTTCGAATTCTTCGGCCTGGCCTTGGTCTTCCGTATCCTGGCTCAAGTCGGGTCACCCATGGGCCCGCGCGCCAGAGGGGCGCGGCCTTGCGGCTGGGCCTCCGTTGGCCGGCCCTGCGGCACGGTACCGAGCCAGGCGGGCGGCAGCCCGGGCCAATCAAACTTGGTTGGCTTCTGGGCCACCAAGAGATGCTCCCGGTAATCGCCCTCGTTCTGCAATTGCTGGACCGCGATATCGGTGGCGTTGTTGCCCTGGGCGATCTGGATCTTGGCGTCGATCTCGCGGTTCTTGTCGTCGAGCTGTTTCTGCAGGTCCTGGATCACGGACTGCAGCTGCTCGATCTGCTCCTGTCCGGCCTGGCCTTCCTCCTCGGGGTTGAAGAAGCGCGAGCCATCGCGATACCCGGCCAGGCCGAACACTTCCGAGATCACGGCGTCCTGCTTGACCCGCTTCACAATGCTGGGCCCGAAGATCTGGCCCACAGTTTTGGTCGCCATCTCGAAGCGCGCCAGGCGGCGCTCAGGCGCCACCGCGGCCAGGCCCACATCCACAGTGCAGGTCAGATCCTGCTCGAGCAATTCATCATCGATCCGGTTCACCCCGAAATGCTGCCAGAGCTTGGCCTTGGCGCCAGCCAGGGACAGCACCACCACATCGGATTCGTATTTCTGCTCGAGGCGGAGCAATTGCCGCAGCACAGGCTCGACCCATGTCTCGGTGAAGACCCGAAGGTCGTATTCCGCCATCCCGGAGGCATTGCCGGCCAAGAGCTGCATCCCGCCCACAGTTTCGTTCAGCTTGCGGTTCGATTGGATACTGGCCGGCGAGAAGGCTCCGGCGGCCTCATCGAACTCCACACTGAGGCGATCCTGCTCCTGATAGCTGGATGCCGTCACATCGGGCGGGCGATCCGTCACCACATCGGTGCCAGGATTCTGCATCAGCACGGTGCCGCCCGGTGTGGAGCGAAGCAAGGCCTGCAAGTCGACATTGCCGCCGTTGCGCACGAAGTTCCGGCCATTCATGGCCAGCTTCACGTTGTCCATGCGCTGGTTGGTTACATCGTTGATCTCGACCTGCAGCGGGGCGGTGAGCTGCACCTTGGAGCTGGGATAGACCTTATGGGTCTCGATCACGGCCGAGCCCATCACGATGGGCCGCTTGCCCTCTTCGCAGTGCCAGTAAACCTCGTCCACGGGCCGGGGATCGGACAGGATCGCGTGACCGCCCAGGGTGAAGAACACATAATCGGTGCCGGCGCGCTTGATGAAGTTTTCCTGCACCCAGACAATGTCGTAGTCCCGCACCGCCTGGGCATCGTTGGACTTGCTGTCCTGCCGCTCCTGGCCCTCACGGGCGGCCCGCACCGAATCCGACATGCCCGACATGGCTTGGCCGAGATCGGCATCACTGACCGGGCGCCAGCCCGGCGCCCCGGTCTTGCTATCGGGGTTCGCGATCCGCTCTCGCACCTCATGCACATACATGGGGATCAGCAGGATCAGGTAGGGGCTGGTATTGGCGGGGTCGCGCCAATCCGCGCCGGGGTCGATCAGCACATTCTCGGGCGGAATCACGTCGATGCAGGGCTTGTCCTGCACCACCTTGTAGCCCGGCTCTGGCCGCTCCAGCGGGTGGCCGGTGGCTGGGTCCATCACGGGCTGGCCCGTTTCGGGGTCCAGCATCGGCACCCAAGTCGTGACCTCGCGGCGCTGATACCGCCAGTATTGCTTGGAGCAGCACACCCCGGTCACCTGGGCGTCCTGCAGCGCGCCGATCAGGGTGAGGAACCAGGGGATGGTCTTGGTGAGCCTGTACTGGAGCAGATGCTCATTAATGGCCGCTGAGGCGAGCTGCTTGGGATCGTTATCGTCGGTCGCCTCGACGCTGGTCAGCTTGGTCGAGGAGAAGAAGGCAGCGGCCGCCGCGGCTTCGTTTTTCCGCACCGTGGATCGTGTCCGCGGGCGGAACAGCCGGGAGCGCTTCTTGTAGAGCTCGCTGTGATACTTGGAGCCGGGTGGATGCCGGTTATTGAACAGCGCGTAGTTCTGTTCCCACTGCCGGCGCAGGGACGAATTCAGGAAACTCTCGGCTGACTGGCGCGATTCCACCACCAGCTTGAGCCACTCGGCATCCTCATCGCTTTCGAGATCGCCATCTTCCGTCACCTGGCCCTCGGCCTGGGTGCCTTCCTGGGCGGCGAGATAATCCTCCAGCGGCAGAGTCATTACCGCGACCCCAGGGGCTGCGGTACATGCTGCAGCAGTTCAGGGCTATATTTGGTCCTGGCCACATTCCAGCGCTCCAGCAATTCGCCGCCGGCCCGCATCACGCTGACCATGCCCGAGTCACTCTTGAGGTCCACCAAGAACAGCCTAAAGCCCCAGCGACCCGATAGGGCGAAGTTCTGCACCGAGGCCACGCCGGTGCGATGTGAGACATTCACCGCCCAGGCATGGCCCGGATAATGCCGGTGCAGCACTTCCGCCATGCGCCGGGCCAGCGCGATATCGGCCGCATCGGCGTTCGGGTCATCGGAAACGAAAAGCGCGTCCATGGCGGGGTCAGCTCGTCGCGGTGCCATACATGGGCACCGGCGCGACAAACTTGCGATGGCCGAATTCATACTGAACCGGCTTGAGCCGCTCCTGATCGATCTGATCGTCGGCACGGCGGCACATATCCTCGAAACTAAACACGCGCGTGGTCACCACGGTCTCGGGCATCTCGGCTCTCCCGGTAAATCTTGAGTATCTGGGCCACGGCGCCGCCCCGGGCCTGCAGGGCCCGCCAATAAGCGAACCGGCCCGGCCGGGCGCTGTACCAATCGATCGGCGAAACACCCCGGCAGACCAGCAGATCGGCCAGCACCAGCAACACCGCCATAGCCAGCAGGCGAAGCAGCACCAGGGGCCGGGTCAACCGGCGGCCAAGCGACTTGCGGGCCGCGTTGATCTCGTCCAGGCCCTGCAGGGCGGCGGTTCCGATTTCCAGCATGATGCTCTCCTACACGCCGTCCTGGTGGGCCTCTGGCTCCAGATCGGCCTGCTTCGGCTTGGGGGTGGCCGATATGGGCTGCATGTCGTAGACCCGCGAACATGAATCGATCAGATCGTCATGCGAGCCGAACGGGAAGAATTTGTATTCACTGATCAGCGCCACCGTCACATCGTAGGGCTTCTTATCGCGGTCGATCCGCTTGATCGGGCGGGCGATGCGGTGATCCTGGCCGGCATGGATCAGGCGCCGCATATCGGCGGAGAATTCCTCGTTGGGCTTGAGAGGCCGGTATTTGACATCGATATTGCTGAACTCGTCGGTCTCGATGCTGGGCCGGCAGATCTTGTTGTCGTGCAGCACCCGGGCCGGGAGATGAAACCTGCCGCCCTTGAAATCCGGCACGAGCCGCTCGACCCGGTCCACCTTGGCGTTGCTGCCCTCATGGGGCCAATTCAGTTCCGTGATGCCGAACCAGACCTTCTCGAGTGGCATCATGATGTTGAAATGCTCGATATCGGTCACCAGGCCGTATTGCTCATATCCGATCTCGACCGATGACACGCCAGGCTCGTTGCTCCATTTCCGGTGGAGGCGCTTGAGCCAGAACCAGCGCTCATCAAGGTCCATCCGGTGCCGCACGCCGTCGAGCAGGTAGCGGTTCTGGGCCACATCAACCCCGATCACCGCCATCGCGGTGCGGTCGGATCGCTTATGCCGTCCCTTACTGGGATCGACCAGGATGTAGATCCGCAGCGTGGCGGGCCTGGTCTCGTAGAAGCGAAGCCACGAGACCTGGAAGGTGGCGTCCTGCCCGGCGGCAGGGTTCTGCAGCATCTGGGCGGAGATTGTGGTGGGCTGGGAGATTTTCTTCTGTTCCCAAACCTCTGGGCTTAGAAAGACCGGCTTACCATCGAGCCGGCCATTATGCGTGGCAGGGTACAGCCTGGGCCGCAGCGCCCCGCGATCGATCTGGATTCCGTAGGTGTCGCCGAAATGGTACCGGGTGCCGACCCACCGCTCCGTGCCATCCTTGGTGCCGAGATTGTCGCTCAACTCAGCCATCTCGGTGGTCTTGATGATCATTTCAGGGTTGGTCACACTCTTGGGCGTCACCACGTCATCGTAGGTTCGTATCTTGAAGTGGGCGCCGATCGGCTGGGCATCGACCAGGCCGTGGGCCTCAACCGTGGCCTCGCGCGGATTGGAATCGCGTTTTACCGTGATCCCGTCCTGCTCAGACCATTTCGGGGCCTGGGTCTTGGGGTTGCTCCACAGGATATCGGGGAACAGGCCCTTGAGCTGCTTGTTGGCCTCGAATTCCTGCTTGATCTGGCGCAAGAATTTTACCGCGAGATCCTTGGCCACCGAGAAGATGCCGATCGTCACCTCGCCGCCATAGCGCTGGTCGGCATCCTCGCCATGACTTGCCAGGATATCCTGGATCGACAGGCCAAAGGTGATGATGGGGGACTTGTAATGCTCACGGGCCCAGAGATCGAGATGCCGGTCCGGGCTGAACTGCACCTCTCGACACCGCTCGAATACCCAGGGATGCGCCATATCGACACGACCCAGCACCACGGTGAGCAGGTAGTAGAGATCATTCCTGGCCAGCAGGCGCCTGGCTTCGCGGATTACATCCGGTTTGTGATCAGCCGATAGGGCATCCCGGTAGAAGGCAAGGGCATCGGGAAGCGTGGCGGGAAGCCATGCCGGCGGGGGTGGCCTCGACATGGCCGATAGGCTCAGGCGGCCCGGGTCGCGGGTCGCGGCGCGAGATGCTCCAGCATCTTGTGGGCATTGCGGCGCGCCTGGCTTACCGCGGTGGTGTCGATCTCACCCTCGTTCCCCATCTCCTCCTCGCGCTTCAGGCCAAAGGCCTGGCGCTCGAGCGGGATGAGGCGGGCCGTGGTCCGCACCAGGCTTTCCAGCACCGAAGCCGCATCGGCGATCTCGGCGATGTTTTCCTTGTAGGGTCGCGGCGGCGCGCCGGTCTTGCCTTTCTGCTTGGCCTGCACCGGCTTGGATTCGAGTTGAACCATCACCGTGCTGAGGCGCTGCGTGAGCCGATCCGCCGTGGTGGTGAGGTTCTTGATCCCTGACCGGTGCTGGCGGATAACCTCGGCCTGCAGGGCCGCATTGGCCCGCACGATATCGGTTTCGGTTGCCAGTTTCTGCTCGGCAACCTGGCCGGCAAGGGCCTGTCTGGCAACAGCGGCCGCGGCCTCGGCCTGGATCTTGGCCTTCAGGTCACGGGTCCAGCTATGATCGTTAGCTTTTTTCTGGATCGCGGTATGGGAAAGACCGTGGAACCGGCCAATCTCACGAACCGAGAGGAGGCCGGCGCGATAATCGCGTTCGATCGCCTCCCAGTCATGCTGGGGCTTGTCAGGTTTGCTTGTCATGGGGGCGAACGTCCCGCCTTGCGGCTCAAAGGGATGGCTCGAGAAGCGCTGCGCATCGGTGTGTAGAGTGGCGGGCCGCTCTATGGCGTCCGCAAGGCAGGGGGAAGATCAACCCGCCGCCTCGATGCTTTCCGCTGCAACATTTACATGCTGCCATTTACCCAGCATGTCAATCAGAATTTTCACGCGCTCGGCGCTCGACGATACGCACACGCCGGCAAAACCTGCGAGTGGACCCGTGACGATCACGACCCGCGTTCCGGCCTTCCAATGCGGGGCCGCCTTGCGCCGCAGGTCGATCGCGCCACCCTCGGCCTCCATCCAGCGCTTGAACGCATCCACCTTGGCCCCGGGGATCGTACAGACCGTGCGGCCCGCGGTGCGGATCACTTCTGCCACGCCTGGCGTGGATAGGATCGGCGCAAAGCCCTGGCCCTCGATCTGCGCCACGAACAGGTATCGCTTGAAGAGCGGCTTGATCATCTCCTTCGATCCGTGATCGTGCCGCACCGTGACCAGGCATTGCGGCAGGAAAGGCTCGTAGCCGCGGGTCAGCAGGGCCAGCACGGCCTTCTGTTCGGCATTGGGCTTGCTGATCACCACATACCAGCGGCGCGGGTCGTAGCTGGGCAGGGCAGGGCTCACTTCCGCATCCTCCGGCCATGGCGTTTCGCGCCGAGGTTCTTCAGCGCCTGCCGGAGGAAATCATCCATCGGCTCGTTCGGGTCGTAGGGGTTCACCACCAGCAGCCCACTGGCCTGCCAGGCGGAGGCCTTGAGGGCGGCGAGTTCCTCCGGGCTGGCCGGGGCACGGGCCGCGATCCGGCCCAGGTAGGAGGCGGCGTGCTGGTTCATGCCGCGCTGCCCTCCACCTGCACCGTAATGCCGAACTCCACCAAGACCTCTCGTGGGGCAAGGCATTTCGGGTCACCAGGGGCTGCGCCCGGGCCGGGCCAAAGTTCCGCCCTGCACCGGTGCCGCACGCTCCAATCCTTGATCTTGGCCCGCCATTGCGCCGGCGTGAGGTGGTCGGCCTGGATCACCTGGGGCTCGACGGATTGGGTCACCCCTGCCTGGGCATCCTGGCCGACCCGCAGATGGCGCCGCGTCGCGGTGCCGATCGAGAGGCGATACGCCTTGAGGGAGTTCGGCGCCGGATCACCGTCGAGCGATGCTTTCCGCATGCCGCGCTCCATGGTCTCGAGTATCACGGGCTCCAGCGCATGGTTGCCGTCCAGCAGCGCGACGGCTTGCTCGATCAGGGTCAGGCTGGGGGCGGCAAAGCTTGGGTCGTTGGGCCAGAGCTCGGCCCGCAGCGCTTCGAAGCGAAGCATGATCCGCCGTGCCGGTGTGTCCCGGTGCAGGGCTTGGGCCGGACCGGGTTCCGATGGCTTTCCGGCGGAAAGATTTTCCGCCGCCTGTTGTAGTGATTCTCCCTTTCCCTCTCCCTCTCCCTTTCCCTTAAGAGCGTTTTCCGCTGGAATTCTGGCGGAAGGCTTATGGATTTCCGTTGCGCTTCCATCGGCTTTCCGAACTGGCTTCGGTGGAAACTGGATCGGTTCCAGGTTTTTCTTTTCCCGGTTCTTGTTTTCCTTCCTGATGCGGTCGCATTCCCGCTCCCAGCGGTGGATCAGCCTATCTGTCCATTTTTCAATGACTAATTTGCACAAGAAGGGGTGATAGAAGCGCCCCTGATGCAGTACCCAGCCCCGCATCACATCCTTCTTCACCTTGCCCCACTGCTTGGGATCACATTTCGCCGCGTCGGCGATCACGTCATCGTCGTCCTCAATGCTGCCCGCAGGGATTTGGTGCCAAGCATGCATCCAAAGGTTCAGGCTGTAGAAAGCCAGCTCGGGCCGGCGCTTGCAGACCAGCCATGCTTTGGACTGTTTCAACCTCCCGATCTCGAGCGGGATGAAGGTGAATTCGGTCAGGTCGGCATCGGCCGGCGGCAGGTCGAACGGCAGATCGGCGGGCTGCGTCATGGGTTCTCCAGGGGGGCAAATTAGGTGGCATGGCTGGGTGGCTCGAAGGCGATCTGCCCCTGCCGGTGATCAATCCGGGCCCGGGTCGCGATGGGGTTGAAGCTGTTCGTCGCGGCGTCGTAGAACACCTTTGCCGTGCCGATCTGGCCCTGCCGAACCTTGGGGATGATCACCTCCATCACGCCGCGGCTCATCTCTAATTTTTCGCTCCAGGCGAACCACTCCGGGGTGTCGGTCTTGGGTTCGGCACGCTCCAGGTAATACTCATCCCTGTAGGTGAACATCACGATATCGGCGTCCTGCTCGATCCCGCCGCCATCCCGCAGGTCGTTCATCTGGGGCCGCTTGTCGGGCCGGTTCTCCAGGTTTCGGTTGAGCTGCGACAGGGCGATGATGGGCACGGCTTGGTCGCCCGCGACCCCCTTCAGCCCTGCGCTGATCTCGTTGATCTCGTTGGTCCGGTCGCCTTTGTAATGATTTCCCGGGCGGACCAGTCCCAGGTAATCGAGAAACACAGCCTTTATCCCGTGCCGCCGGCGCGCGGTTCGGATCAGGGCCTCGATCTGGCCCAGCTTGATGCTGCGGTTCGTCACCAGGTAGAACGGCATGGCGCTGAACGCCGGACCGGAGATTTGCACCAGATCGGCGATCTGCTCGGTCGAGAGCCGATTGATCGACCGCATGTCGCGATACGTCACCCCGGAGGCGTTCGACAGGCTGCGCTGGCCCAACTGCTTGTTGCTCATCTCGAGTGAAAAGAACAACACCGGATCACCGGCCCGGGCCATGTTGAGCGCCATCCCGAGCGCTAGCGCGGTCTTGCCCATGCTGGGCCGGCCGCCCAGGATGGCGAGATCGCCAGGCTCCAGCACGCCCAGCAGGTCATCGACCTGGGGGATGCGGGTCTGCACCCCGACATATTCGCCCCGGTGGCGCCGATCAGCCTCTTCCACGCCTTCCTTGACGGCCGCGAAGATGTGGACAATCGGGATGCTGTCGCCCAGCCCGGTCTCAACGATCCGAGACAGGCCGGCATTGGCTTCTCCGGCCAGATCGGCCGAGGTCTTTTTGACTTTCGCGTCCAGGGCTTCCCGGGCCAATGAGTTGGCCCAGATCGCGATTTCCCGCCGGGTGGCCAGATCCTTAACCACCCGGGCATAATCCTCGGCGCCGATGACCGTGGTGGCGTGCAGCGCGAGCCGGGCCAGATAACTTGGCCCGCCGATCTCGGCCAGCAACTCGTCGCGTTCAAATTGTGCCTTAAGGGTGACGGGATCTGCACGCTCGCGGCGCTCAATCACCACCGCGATGGCCTCAAAGATGCGCCGGTGCGCCTCGTTGTAGAAATGCTCCACACTGAGGAAGCCGCTGACCCGGTGATACGCCTCATTATTGACCAGGATCGAGCCAAGCAATTCCTGCTCGGCATCGAGGTTGTGCGGCAGTGGGCCGGTGTCGGTCAGGGCGAGCTGGCTCATGACCACCGCTCCCAAAGCTGTTTTGGCTCAACCGGATGCTTATCGGCGCGCGGACGGGACGGACACGACCACGATCCGCCATCGGTAAGGCGCACATAGGTCCAGCCGGCGGCGCGCAGGCTCGTGCCAGGTTCATTCGCCAGAATGTAGGTGCCGATGCGACGATACCCGAGCGCGAAGCCTGCCCGCGCTGCCGCGCCGTATAGAAAAGAGCATGTATTCTTGGCGCCATTGGTGCATAGGCGCACCACTTCAATCGTGCGGCCATCGTCGCGGGCACGCGCGACCGGCCTACCCAATATTGCCACCCCGACCAACGCATCATCGATAACTGCGCCGAGCGATACTTTATGCCCGGTCACGGGCCCGTGGTGGCGGTGAAGCTCGCCAACGAAGGCGTTCGCCTCGCGCAGATGGATCGGGATCAGCCTGAGGCGGCTCATCCTGCCATCCCCGCCAGCATGCAGGATTGCTGATGGCGCCCGGCATCGATCAACCCTTGCCAGGCCACGCCGTTGATCCACAGCACTTCCAGGCGCGGCCGGGCGCCATCGGCCAGCGCCGCGAATTCCACACGCCGCCAATCGGCCAGCGCGTCGTCGTAGAGCGGCGACGCATAGCCGCACAGCACCACCCCCCCCCCGCAGGCTCCGCAGGAAGGCCAGCAGCTCGGCATGCTGGGCATCGGTCATTTCATGCTTGTAGCCATGATAGCCATTCTTGGTGCTGCGGGTTTGCGACAGGTAGGGCGGGTCAACAAAATGCAGCGTGCGCTCACGATCATGCTGGGCCATCACCTCGATGGCCGAGCGATGCTCAATGGTCACGCCGGCTAAGCGCGCGATCAGCGCCGGCAGGCAATCGGGATAATGCATCCAGTCATGCGCCGGCGTGGTGCCGCTGCGCGAGGATGTCGCGCGGAAGCCGGTCTTCACGCTGGCCTTGGTGGCGCCATCCGAGCCAAAACCCATGAAGCTGCGGATGATCAGGCGCCGCGATAGCTCGACCGGATCATCACTCCATTCATAGGCCTGCTGGAATTCCACCCGCGCGAAGGGCGTGAGCCGCAGCGCCTCGATCAGCTTCGGCGCCAGCATTTCATCGCGCAGCACGCGGAACAGCGTCACCACCTCATCATCGAGATCATTATAGACCTCGGCATAGGAGCGCGGTTTGCGCAGCAAAATGCTGGCCGCCCCGCCATAGGGCTCCACATAGGCATGATGCGGCGGCAGATAGGGCAGGATTTTCGGCGCCAGTTTCCACTTGCCGCCATGCCAGCGCAAAACGGGGCGCTTTGGGGTAGCGTTCATGCCGCCACCGCCGGCCGGTCCAGCTTGCCGACCTGGTTGCCCCAGGCGTCCCAGCCCTCGGCTGTGGAGCGGGCGAAGAGTTCGATGCGCGGGCCCTGGAACAGCTGGGTCAGTTCGGCCCGCAGGTCGGCCGGCTTCTCGGAATGTATCTTGGTGCGGGGCGCGAAGAAGGCGCCGCGCGGCTTGGCACCAATGATCGGCTCGGGCCGGCCCCGCTTGCAGATCAGCAGATCCTCGGAATCACCCGTGGTTTCGAACCCGGGCCCGCGCGCCTGGCTGTCATGATAGATGAACGCGCCGCCCGCCTCTCGGGGCCACAGCTTCACCCAGACCCGCTTGGTGGAATACTTGAAGCCCCATGCCTGGAACACCTCGCGCGGCCCGAACCTGAGATGCGCGATGGGCGGCGTGATCCACAGGAACAAGCGGCACCCCTCGGGATGCGCGAGGCGGCCCACATTCAGCGCCGCGATATCCCGCAGCGGCATGGTGGGGTAGTGCCGGTTCGGATTCTTGTTCGGCCCCGAACTGAACTTCCACGGGGGATCGGCCAGGATGACCCGGTAGCGCCCGCCCGGCACTTGATCGAGCGGTATGTCGAGATAGGCGGTCATTCCGCCGCCTCAGGCCGGCCAATATAGGCATCCGCACAATGGACCCCACAGTAGGGCTTGTTGGGATACCGGCGCGACCCGCAATAGCTGTGCTCTTCCGTCTTCGGGTCGCCATCGATCCATTGGCAGCCGCGCGCGCCATACTTGTCCAGTTCCGGCTCGGCGCCGGCCGGCGCGACCCAGGGCGCGCGGCCATGCTCGCGCTTCGGCGCGTCGAATACCGGCGTGGGGGGGCGGCCGAAGATGGCCGTCATATCGCCTGCCTCCCGCCGAGCCCGCTTCAGGACGCCATGGCCGAGCGGCGCGCCGGCTTCCTTGGCCACCATGTAGATATAGGCTCGCGACACCCCAAACCGCTCCTGAATCTCCGAGGCCGGTGTCGAGCGGCTCATGGCTTCGGCAATCCCTGCCTTGCGTTTCCTGCTCTCCTCGCGAGAGCCGGTGCCGGGCTTCCGTTTATTGGCCCCATCCTTGGTGACGCGATTCCGGCCCCCCGTGGCGTCATTGAGCGATTCAATCCCGTTTCGGCGCATATAGCCCACGATCACGTTGCGCGACACACCTGCCGCCGCGCCGATCCGGGTGATGCTGGCGCGGTTGCCCGCCTGGGCCCTGAGCCAGGACAGGCGCTCTTGGCGATCAGCTCCGTCCCAATCGAACTGCGCCATGATCAGAACCCTACCTGCTGCTTGAAGAGAGGGCCGGCGGGCCGGATCGCGGGGAGGCGGAAGCAATGCCGGGCATAATCGTGCATCGCTATGGCGTCGGCCGCGTTGTCGTCCTGCGGGTACCAGCCGAGCTGCTGGCATCGGGCGATGGTTTTCCGCTTGAGCTCGTCTCGACGGCCCCGGGATGAGCCCAGAAAGTGGTGCCGGGCATCGGCATTATTCACTTCGAAGCGCTGCAGACCGAGCCTGGTCGCGACTAGCTCCACAATGGTGGGTAGGCCGAACACGAGCCTGACCGTGTTCTCCCCCATGCGGAGCCGGCCGGTCTCTCGATCGATCATGTGGTTCAGGTTGAGCGGGGCTTCAAACCCCAGCACGGTGGCCTGGCTCGACTCGATCCGCGCCACGAGCCATTGTTCGAAATAGGTATAGGTGCGGCCGTTATCGAAGCCGACCTCTTTGCTGCCGAGCGGATCGGGCAGCTTGATCGAGCCATGCTTGAGCCCGCAGGCCCGCAGCGACGGATCCTCATGCTCGCCAATCTCGGTATCGAACGCCCATCCGGTGATGAGCGATAGGTCGAGCATGAGAATCCGTTCCGCCATGGGCCGCCCCGCTTCAGTTCAGCGACATGCCGGATTGATCATCGGCAGCAGAAGCCGCGCCCTTGCCGGAGCCCCCGGATTTGGTTGAGGACTTCTTCTTGCCGTCGGCTTTCTTTCCGCCCGCGCCGAGCCCGGCCAGGTTATCGGCCTGCTCTTCCCGGTAGCCCTTCTCCCAGGCCTGTGCCTGGCTGGAACCGGGCGGATAGGGATTGTCGTCGATTGAGCCATCCTTGCTGAACGCCATCGCGCCTTCATGCAGGGCGCGATCATCAGGCCCGTTGATCAGGCCTGCGCCACGTTCGTTATGCTTGCGGTTGACTTCTTCGGCTTCAGCGAACGGATCGTTTTCCAGCGCGGCCGGCGAGTTCAGGAAGCCCAGATAGCGGTTGAGCCGGCTCATGTAGACCATCTGATCGTCAGGCTCCATCTCGGTGATCCGGAGTGCATCATCCATCGTGTCGAGGTCGACACCCATGCGCTTCATCGCTTTGCGCTGATCGCGCACGGCAGCATTTGCCCTCCGGGCCTCATCAACCGTGCCGCGGTGGTCGCGCTTCAGGTTTTTCAGGTCGATCACGGTGGAGCGGAAGGTTTCCTTAGTCAGTTCGCCTCCGCTGCTCACGTCGGTGTTGGGTTTCAATCGCTTTGCCATGTCGGCTCCTGTCGGTGGGTGGGGTTACGAAAACGGCACAACATCCGCCGCCAGCTCGGCCGGCAGGCAAAGGCTGGTGCTGGGATTGCCATAGGCGGGCCGCAGCGCTTGGCCGAGGAAGGCTTCGCGGGTCGAGCCCATCACGGCGTGGGGGTGATCTTTGATGTGCGCCGGATCTGATCCGCCCAGCAGCAGCCAGCAGCCATTGCCGATCTGGTCGATCCCGTAATGGTCGAACGCGTAGCGGTTCGCGATGGCGCGCCGCCCGCGTCCGATCAGCCAATCCCATTCCCAATGGGCCAGCGCCACCGCATGCGCGAGCCGGACCAGGGCAATGCTGAGGCCCTCGACACGCTGCGCATCACGGGCCACCGCGAAGCCGCAGCTATACACGACGAAGCCCCGGACCTGATCGAGCCAGGTCGGGTTGACCAGGCACCGCGTGCCGGCCGGTGCCTGGGCGGGATCCTGGAACCAGAACGACAAGTTCCGCATGTCGGCCACGAGATCGCGGGTCCAGAGCCGGCGCTGGATCGAGCATCCCGTCACGGTGTCGCCCCGGTACAGCAGCAGGCAGATCGTGGTGGTGCCGGTCCGGGCCTCGTCGTGGAAGCGTGGATCGGCCAGCACCGAGAGCGGCTCATCGGTGCAGACCAGGAAGGCCTGCGCGCCCTGCCGCAGGCTGGGGGTCACCATCACCCCGTACCCGGCCGCCTCGATCACGCCGGTCAGCCGCGCAATGTTCTGCGCCAGGAAGCGGTTCTGGGCCGTGGGCAGGGTGGTGCGGCGCGCGAAATCCACGGGATGCATCAGCGGATCACCAGATCGGCCGGGGCTTCGATCTGCAGCGCGACCGTCATGACCTGGGCCCGGCTCGGGTCGATCCGGCGCGCCAGGCTGAGGCGCGTGTAGTGGCCACCCGCGGCCCGGGTGATGCGGTGCAGGTGAAGCTGATCGGGTTCACGGGCGGCCGCCTCGAGATCGCCCAGCACCATCCCGGCATAGCCCTGGTCGCGCCGCGCATGGATGGAGCGGCCCACCACCTCCGGGCTGACCCGCATGGCGGCGCCCAGATGGGCATTGATGGCATCGCCGGCCTCCACCAGGAACAGGGCGGCGCGATCCGTCACGCCGGTCCGGGCCGCGAGATCGAGCAAGGGGATGCGCTGCACGGCCTGCTGGTGGAACTCGCGCCACAGCCCCGACATGGCGTCGGGTAGCAGCTGCTCGGGCCGGGCCTCGGTGCTGGTCCAGCCGGACCCGCCCTCCTCGGCCCGGCGCTGCTCGGCCAGCCCGGCCAGGCGCTGCCGGGCATCGGCCAGGCTTAGGACTGTGCCGGTTTCGCCAAACTCGACCCGGGTCTCAGGCTCAGCGCGGTCGAGCCAATCCAGAGCGCGGTACGCCGCTCGCGGCGCCAGCACGGCCTCGGCCAGATCGATCCGCACCCTGCCCTCGGGCCGGCGCGCCAGAAATATCCAGCCGAGCTGCTCCAGGCCGAGCCCGATCGCATCGGCCCGGCTCTGGGCCGGCAGACCGACATATTGCCGCACCGCCGCCCCGTGGCCCATCGGGGCCGAGTGCAGGGTGCCGTCATGGGTTGCGACGAAACAAAGGTCGGCCCCCGCTGACCGCCCGGGGACCGACCCACCACCGCCCATCACCTCCTGCAGGAAGCCGGGCGGGAGTTTGAAATGCCGGAAGGCCGCGTCACAGGCCTGCACGGCGCTGGCCGGTATCGTGGTGGAGTCGGCCAGGTAGCGCTCCATCGTGTCATGGCTCAGGCCGGTCTGGCGGGCCAGCATCTTGAGCGTGACGCCGGTATTCGGCACCAGTCGCCCCCGCACGGCCTGGGCGAAGCGGCCCGCTATGGCGCCGTTGCGGGTCATGCCGCCGCCCCACTGGTGGCGCGCGAATTCTCTTTCCGGGCCAACGCATCGATCTGGCGCCGCGCCTCGGCCACGCCGAGGATGTTGCGCAGCTTGATGTATTCGCGCTCATAGCCGGCCGGTGGGGACCAGCGCGCCCGCATGCGCTCGGCCTGCTTCGCCTTGAAGTCGGGGTCGGCATTCAGCGCCCGCATGCGCTCGGCCTGCTTCGCCTTGAAGTCGGGGTCGGCATGCAGCGCCCGCATGCGCTCGGCCTGCTTCGCCTTGAAGTCGGGGTC